GCCGCGGCTCTCATGGGGGCCGGGGCTGCTACGCCTTCGGAGGCGGCCAAGGCTACCGGCGTCGCGCGTGAGACAGTATCGAGGTGGCAGGCCGATCCCGAGTTCCGTGCGCACCGTGAGGCTGCAACCTCGAGCGTAATCGCTCCCGTGCTACAGCAAGCGAAGGCCGACGCCGGCAAGGTCTACAAGCGGCTTCTTCGCCTCACGCGCTCGGACCACCCACCGACGGCGCGCGGTGCGTGTGTCGACGTGCTGAAGATGGCGGGCGCGTATCGCGATGCGGTGGACCTGCGCGCGGGCACACTGCCGGATATCGAGGCTATGACGGACGCGGAGCTCATGTCTGCGATCAACGCGCTGGCGTTCGATGGAATCAACGACTCGCGAAAGGGCTGAGGCCCTACTCCTCACGCACCGTAGCCGTGAGGTCGGGCGCTCGCTTCGGGCCTTCGTGCCTCTCGCCTGGGGCTACGCCGACCCGTCCGCATATGTCTCGTCCTGGCATTTGGACGCCATCGCGCAGCATCTGGAGGCCGTCTCACGCGGGCAGATCCGAGACCTGCTGATCACAATGCCACCGCGTCATGGCAAGTCGTCACTCGTGTCCGTGCTGTGGCCGGCCTGGGAGTGGTGCGAGCGTCCGCGCACGCGATTCCTCACGGCGTCCTATGCGCTTCAGCTATCGACCCGAGACGCGCTCAAGAGTCGCAGGGTCATCGCGTCGCCATGGTACCAACGGCTTTGGCCCAAGGTCGCGTTGGCTGGCGACGAGAACATGAAGAGCCGCTACAGCAACACGCTCGGTGGCTACCGCCTGGCGGTATCGGTGGGCTCGAGTGTGACGGGCGAGGGCGGCGACATCCTCGTCATCGACGACCCGCACCACGCGATCGAGGCGCAGAGCGAGGTGGGGCGCGACAGCGTGCGCGAATGGTGGGGCAGCGCCTGGAGCACGCGCGGCAACGACCCGCGCACGGTGCGGCGCGTCGTCGTGCAACAGCGCGTCCACGAGCGCGACCTCGCCGGGCTGCTACTCGAGCAAGGCGGGTGGGTCCACCTGAACCTGCCTGCCGAATACGAAAGCGCGCGCAGGTGTACCACCGTCATCGGGTGGGAGGATCCGCGCAAGGTCGAGGGCCAGCTACTGAGCCCCGATCGGTTCGGGCGCGATGAGGTGGACCGACTGAAGCGCGAGCTCGGGAGCTACGCCGCCGCGGGCCAGCTACAGCAACGACCGGCCCCAGCTGAGGGTGGTCTGGTCAAGCGAGCATGGTGGAAGCGCAAGCCCCGCGCCGAGTTCCCGCGCCAGTTCGACGAGGTTCTGACGACATGGGATCTCGCGTTCAAGGCCGGAGCGAACAACGACGCAACGTGCGGCTATGCGATGGGTCGAGCGGGCGGCCACGTCTACTTCCTCGGCTGCGTGCATGGGCGCATCGACTTCCCGACACAGCTACGCGAGGTGGAGGCGCTGGCCAGGCGCTGGCCTGGCGCGGTGCTGGTCGAGGATGCGGCAAACGGGGCCGCCCTCGTTGCGAGCCTGCAGCAACGCTTGCCCGGGCTCATTGCGGTTCGTGCGGACCGCTCGAAGGAGGCCCGGGTATCGACGTGGCTGCCCTGGCTGGAGAGCGGGAACATATGGCTACCCGATGGTGAGGCGTGGGCCGATGATCTCGTCGAAGAGGCCGCGGCATTCCCAAGAGGCGCCCATGACGATCGAGTGGACGCGGCCGGGCAGGGCCTCATCCGGCTACTCGGATGGGACGGCCGCATCGACTTTGGCGTCGCCGCGTAACCACCGGTAACCGCCCGACACCGCGCACGAGGGTACCGCGGTATGTCGCGCGCTACCGTCGCTCCATGTCCACAGCGCTCGCCGTGCGGCCGACGTGGCTCGCCCGGGCCTGGGCACGAATGCGCGCGATCGCCATCGCATCGAAGCCTGAGAGCGCGTCAGCTGGTTCTGACTTCGGCGGCGACGTCGCGAGCCATCCGAGCATGCCGGCAATCTCGCAGATGTCTGCGCTTGGCGCGTTCGTCTGGGTCTACGTCGCCACGAACCTATGCAGCCGTGACCTGGCGAGCGTGCCGCGAAAGGTCATCCGCGGCGAAGGCAAGCGCGCGAAGGTCATCGACGATCACCCGTACATCAGGCTCATGCGGCAGCCCCGCGTCCGGGTCGATGGCATCCGGTACGAACGTCAAGCGTGGGCAGACTGGTACCTGTGCGGAAACGCGTATGACCTCGTACTCAGGCCGAAGGGCGTGGACCGACCGAGCGGGATCCCGTGGTCGCTACAACGCCTCCACCCAGGCCGCACCACGCACCTGACCGAGGGCGACGGCGACCCGCGCGCGTTCCAGTTCGCTACGGGCGGTCAGCCCATCAACTACGATTGGGAGGACGTGATCTGGACGGGCGGGATCTCGTGGGAGGACGACCCGCGCGGCAGCTACGGCCAGGGCGCGATCCGCGCGCTCGCCACGGTGCTCAACACGGACATCGCCGCGACGAAGAACGAGCAACGCGCATCAAGGCGCGGCCGTCCTGACTTCATCGTGCGCCCGAAGGACCAGGAGCAGAACGGCAAGGTAGTCTACTGGGACGCGGAGCAGACCAAGACGATCAAGGACATCTTCGATCGGGCGCTGTCTGAGACGAGCGGCGGCGCTCTCGTCGTCGGCGGTGCCGCGGACGTGGACCCCATCGGGTGGTCGCCACGTGACACGGGTACGCACGAGATCCACGCGCGGGTACGCGATGAGATCCTCGCGACCTTCGGGATCCCGCCGTCAAAGGCAGGGGTGCCAGGCGTGGCGAACTACGCGACCGCGCAGATCGAGGATCTCAGCTACTGGGAGGCGCGCCGGTCGGATGCCACGCTTCGGGACGAGGCGCATAGCCGACTGGCGCGAATGCTCGGCGACCCGGACGACCACGTCATCCGCGACTGGTCCGGCATCCGCGCGTTCCAGGAGGACCGCACCGAGCGCCAAGCGCGCGCGCGAAACTTCTGGTTGATGGGTTTACCGGTCAAGGCCGCGTTGTCGGCCGAGGGCTTCGAAGCTGAAGCCGGCATGGTGCCAGAGGCCGAGGTCGAGCAAGCAGACAACAGCTTGAACGGTGGGCAGGTCACGAGCGCAACGGCCATCGTTAGCGCGGTCGCACTGGGCCAGCTCCCGCGCGGCTCGGGCGTGGCGATGCTGTCGGTGTTCTTCGGTCTGCTGCCTGAGCAGGCCGAGGCGCTCATGGGTGAGGCCGGTAACGGATTCGAGCCCAAGGCCATCGCTCCCAGCGCGGCCCCTCCGTCCGCTGGGGTCGGCTTCGTCTCCTCTCCAGCTCCGGCAGAGGAGGGGCCGCGCTCTGTAAGGGGCGCAGACGACGAGCGTGAGCAGGCGCGTGCGGCCACCTGGCGCGCGTTCGAGGACGACCTACGCGGGCCGCTCGAGGCGATGCTGGCGACGACGACCGAGCGGTTCCTAACGGCGCAGCTCGGCCGGTACGTCGCTCGACTCGGTACGCGCTCGGTCACTGGGACGACCGTTCGCGATGTGTCGGCGTCGGACATCGATGACATCCTCGCGCACAACGACGAGATGCGGCGGCTACTGGAGAGCCTTGGGCCCGATGTCGAGACCGCGATCCGGAAGGCGTTCGAGGTCGTGGCCAAGCGTCTCGGCGCGCAGCTCAAGTACCAGCCGAGCAAGGTCGAGGCGCTCATCCTCGAGGAGCTTGGCGCACGCGTCCAGGGCACCACCAGCGACAAGGTACGCGAGATCCTCCAGGCCGCGATCAAGCAAGGCAAGAGCGTGTCAGACATGGCCGAGGACCTGCGGCGCGGCACGTTCTACACGCGTGAGCGCGCGTTGCTTGTCGCGCGCACCGAGACCACCCGCGCGGTATCGGCTGGCACTCTACTGAGCTACGACTCAGCGGCCGAGGCCGGTGTAGAGATCGATGCCATCGAATGGCTGTCGTCTCGTGACGGTGCAGTGCGCGACGAACACGAGGCACTCGACGGCCAGCGCGTGAAGCGCGGCGACGAGTTCGAGGTGAACGGCCAGCGGGCCCGTGGCCCTGGCGAGTTCGATGACGTGGCCATGAACGCCAACTGTCGATGCACCACGATTCCAGTTCTGAAGGAGTGAGACGCCATGCCCAAGAATCCTGTGAGAATCCCCG